CACAGACAATGCGGTGTCAAATATATGCATAGCCATAGAGGTAGAGTCCTTAAAATCACACTTGTGTGTGCGAGATAGACGCTTAAAATCCTCAAAACCTATTTCTCGATTAAAATGAGACAAATATCCCTGCACCAAAAGATAGGCATACGCTTTACGAATCTTAGTGAAAAGACTATTCTCACCAACCATTCCTTTACAATGATTAAACAAATCACGTCCTTGGCGTAAGTAATTTGTAAAACGACCTTGTAATTCATCGGTAGGTTCATTGTCAGCAAGAATAATCTTCAGCATTGTAGTAGAGATCGACTTTTTTGTTAGTAACTTATATGCCAATGCCATAAGAGTAGCATAATCGGCAAATGAGTCACACTTTCTAAACCAATACATTGTTTGGAAAAAATTCTCAAACAGGTCCAATATCCATTCATGTTTCCTATCACAACCAACTCGGAATGAGTCTAACATCTCCCCGATACTGGTGGCAACATGTTGTTCGGTAGATTCGATAAAATTAGCTTGTAATTCAAATTTACCAAAATCATGAAGGATCTGTGTCTCGCACTCATAAACATGAGTATAGAGACGGTAGGGGGTACTCGACCCCCCTAATAGACGCACACTCATCGAAATAAACGCTCCATCATAGAGGGAGTATTCACTAAGGCACACGTCTTCACGGACAGGCTTTCCGTTAATGGAGAACCAATGGTTCACACTTTCAATATTATACCTGTAACAAACATCGCGCATTGTTTCATTAAGTGATGCGCAAATAGGGATGTTGACATTACCACACTGTAGTGTGATATGTACATCAGTGCTGCACACATAAACTTTATGAGTTGTGTGCTTCTTTTTCGTAACGTGTTTTGCACACGCTCGGTTTTTCTCTGCTTGTTTTCGCTCAATTTGACGTTGTAAGATATACCACTTAATAAAGTTGGCTGTCTTATCTTGCTGAGCGCGAAGGGTATCGATCGTGACTGGGGAAGTATTAGCGCCGGTGAAGTACTTGTTATTCATTATGACTAATTCGGCAATTGGTTAGTAACCACCATACCCATTAAAGGGAGCACTG